TTAAGTTTTTTAATTTCTCTTAAGGAAGGGCAGCATAAATGTTATAGAGAGGCAACAAAGAATCACCTATCTCGCATTTGTCCAGTACCTTTAAAGGAACTTTACGAAATGTGTCGAACGTATAACCGTCCAAAGTCCCTAGTCTAAACTGTTGCTTTTCAGTTTGGATTTTAGGCTTTTGATAGTTAATATCTAGATCGTCAGTTATGAGATGTCCATCTCCAAACCCGTCCGGTCCCCAATTAACTTGGGATAAAGGAAGAGATTGAATAAGGTCACTTCTTAACTCGTAAAATAGGTTGTTATTTCTTAAATCAAAATTTAAGAGTCCTACTAAACGAGCATTAGTGAAACGATCTTTAATATAAAAAGGTCTAATATTTTTTCCAAAATAGTAATCGACACCGCAACTTTCCCTAAAAAACCCGCTATAGTGAGTTTTGTCATAATTGACATCAAATCCAAATAGCTTCAGGGCACTGCATAGGTTTTTATAACATTCTACAGGGACAATAATATCATCCCCATAAACTGAAACAGACGAAGTATCTGCGCTTAAGCGCTCACAGACGACCAGTGCTATTGCATAAAAAATCAAAGTTTCCAATTCAAACGTAAAACCGTTCCCCATTGAGGAGAACATTTCTAGTTTGATTGTTTGATTCTTTTTGTATGTCACTTCATCAGTTCTTACTGAGTTCAAACCATCGAACCAGTCAGTATCCAATAAGTGAAATACAGGCAACAAAGCCATCGTGTTACTTGCATTCTTAACGTCCACCGTGACGATTGAACCGTCGAGTGACCCTAGTAAGGCCAATTCGCGGTTTTTAGTTTGACCATGACGAATGTCAAGGCCAGCTAACTTCAATCGATTACGTATAGCTGATCCATAACCCTTTTGATACATTGTACATAAGGCAGGTTCAACGATAACGGAACGTTTAGTTTTTGCATTTTTTGGCACTCCACTGAGCTTTCCTTTAACAACATTATAACTCCGCTCATGAGCGGACCAATAAGCTGGTAAATCAGCACACATGTCGCTATTCATAGCTTCATGCATCAGAGAAGAACATGCAGGTGGTGCGTTAAGTTTAAAACGCGCTGTAGTGTGGGTTTCAACTCCCACACTTGATCCAGGACCAAAAGCAATGTCAAGATCGCATAAATCAGGACATGGGCCTAAGATTTCAGTAATTTTACGAGATACAGCATGAATTATGCCATCATCGCGAGTCCATAATGAACTCGACTGAAACCAAATGCTCCACGTCCGATTCGTACGCTGACACTTCTTTTCGGAGTTTAAAAATGATAAAAACATTGCTGCTTCAGTATCACAGACTTCTATATCAGAGTTTTTACTAAAGAAAGCAAGGCATTGCCTTGCGTACTGAAGTTCTCTAATTGGTACGTCTCGATCCAAAGCGGTATAGTTAATATCAAAATTGCAAAGCGCCTCGAAA